ATGACTTTGTTTGATGGTAATAAAGATTTTTACGGGGAGTATATAGCAGGTGAAAAGAATACAGAAGGAAAAGAAAAGGGAGCTTGTTCTACTATAAAACAACCGGTGACCTTTGAACTATATAAAGCGCACCTGTTAGGTGATAAAGGTCTCGGAATTTCACCTCTTGTAGTTGATAAGGTAAAATTTGCTGTGATAGATATTGATATATACACTAACACAATACCTATAAACGATTACCAAAAAACAATAAATGAGTATAATCTGCCCTTTGTAATGTTTAAATCAAAGAGCGGCGGAATACATATGTATGTATTCTTTAAGGAGTTTGTCGATAGTAAAAAGATAAATGAAGTACTTTCTTTATTTATAGCAATTTTTAATATTGATAGAACTACAGAAATATTTCCCAAACAGTTTAGGATAAGTGAGAAAGGATTCTCAAACTGGATAAATCTTCCCTATTATGGGGATACCCGCAAAGCACTTGATACAAATTGTAATGAAATGAGCGTTCAGGATATGATATGCAGTGCCCTTGACCGTCTAACTACAATACAGCAGCTATTATATTTAATAAACTCCCTTCCTTTGCATGATGCTCCACCTTGTTTACAATCTATGTTTTTAATGAACAATACCCCTATGAGAGAAATGTATTTATTTAATATGGCTGTGTATCTAAAATACCGCAGCCCAGATGATTGGAAAACGTATATTGAGAAGGCGAATAACAGATTGATAGAACCTATAGATGATAGCAGGCTTTATCAACAGGTTATAGCCTCTAATGAAAAACATACTTATAGCTATAGGTGCAAAGAGGAGCCATTATGTAGCCGTTGTTATAGGGAGCTCTGTTATGCGCGGAAGTATGGAAAAGATGGAGATGAAATAAGTAACTTATCCTTTGAAGGTTTACAACAAGTTATGTGTGATCCGCCTAAATATATTTGGACGGTTAACGGCGTTAAAATGACCTTTTACACTGAAAGAGATTTAAAAGATCAAAATAAGTTCTCCGATTATTGCATGAGATATTTGCATTATGTTCCTAACACTGTAAAAAATTCAAAATGGAATGGAATATTAAATAAAGCATTCAGTGAAATTGAAGTTGTTAATATGGATATAAAGGATAGAATCGATCCTACTTCAATACTTTCAGAATATATCGTTGAATTTTTAACAGAAACAGCACGGGCACAAGCTAAAAAAGAGCTAATGAATCTTGGCCGTGTATACTTTAATATAGAGACCGGGGAATATTTCTTTAAAAAACAAAGCATAGTTAAATTTATAACTATGACTAAAAACTTTAGATATTTTAGTCCTGTCAAATTGGATGATAAGATTAAGGAGTTAGGTGCTCAATCAACAAGATTATATATAGATGCTAAACATACAATAAGAACCTGGAGTATATCGGAAGATACATTAAAAAATTTACATGAGGGTGACTTTAATAAACAGCTTGTTGACTTTAGCTTATATGATAATATAGATAATGAAAATGAGGAGCCTAAATTTTGATATGTAGTAAGTACAACATAATAGTTAAATGGGGTATTGTGTTCTACTTATATTATGACTGTAAGCACATAACAATAAAAAGAAAAAATCAGAAAAAAGATATTGTGTTAAATAGAAATAATGATTGTTACGAATGCACAGACAGAAAAATAAATGAGTCAGGGTATGCTGAAATAGTGTTTAAAGGTAAATGCTATAAGATGCATAGATTCATATATTGTCTGTTAAGCGGTAAAGATTTTAAAGACATTAAGCGTTATGTTTTACAACATACTTGTGATAATCCTTTATGCTGTAATCCATTACACCTAATACCTGGCACGCAATCGGAAAACATGCGGGATATGCGGGAAAAATACAGGAGCCCATATGGAGAGAAACACTGTAGAGCCGTCTTGACTAATGCGGATACGCTTTCTATTTATGAAAGTGAATCACCTATTGACTATTTGGCGCAAGTATACAGCGTAACAGAGCGAAAAATAAAGGAGATTAAAGCGGGAAAATTTAATCCTGCTATTTTAAATAAGGGGTAAAATATGGATAGGGAAGAGATAAAAATGGTTGTGAATGATTGTATAGAGAAGCTTAAAGGAGTGCTTGAAAATCTTAATAAGATAGAGGTGAGTAATCATACTGTAAAACAAGAAGCGCAGCTTATTCAATTTATTATAGAGTTTGTTAAAACTCAAAGCTCTATAGATAGAGGGGAGATTCTAAATGGAAAAATTTATTTTGATAATTCAAGAGATACTAAATACTTTATTAAATCAAGTCTAATCACATTTATAACTATTACTAAAGGACTTAAAACTTTTAATAGAACTGAAATAGACATAATCTTGAAGAAATTAAATTTTAGCATAGGAATTATTGCATTAGACCAGTGGCTATTACGTGTTTATAAAATAACGGAGGATGAAATAAAAAAAATAGAAGAAAGTTTTAGCCTAAATCAATTGCTTCTTTAATTATTATTGGATTAGTATTAAATATATTTATAGTAAAGGATAGAATATGGATAATGCAAGAATAGAATTAATTTTTGATTATGACAGAGCTATGAGAAATGTGTACCGTTATCAAACGATTCACACTGTAAGAAAACAAAACGTAGCAGAGCACTCAAACTTTGTAGGAATTTTGTTTATTGAAATATGCAGGGATGAAGGGTGTGGGATTGACACTTGTGATATATTATATGTTATGCGCCATGATCTTATGGAGACTATAACCGGGGATTTACCTTATCCTGTTAAAGAATCAATAAAAGAAGAGTGGGAAACAGCGGAAAGAAGACTTTCGCTTAAAAATAGATATTTACCGTATTACACGGATAAATCTTGTCCATTTAAAGATGATAAGACTAAATATACTATATTTAACGCAGCGGAGGCTATTGAAGTTTTAATGTTTTGCCTGGAAGAGTTAGAGGCAGGGAATAGACATGAGGATATAATAAAAATAGTAGAACAATATACTAATAGTCTTACCACATTCTGTGTGGGTATAGACTCCATATCAAGAATATGCTCGGTGTTATTTGATCAAATAAGTAAACAACTTAATTGTGTAGTGGGTAAATAATGGAATTCACTTTAATATATGGATCACCTGGAACAGGTAAAACAACAAAGCTATTAAGTATATTAGATGATTGCTTTAAGCAGAATATTCCACCGGAAAAAATAGCCTTTGTTTCATTCACACGTAAGGGCACCTATGAGGGTAGAGATAGAGCGGTTGACAGATTCGGGTATAATGAGGAAAGATTCCCTTATTTTAGAACAATACACAGCTTGGCTTTTCGCTTTTTAGACTTACGGCCTAATCAAATGGTAACAAAAACACATTATAAGGATTTATCAAAGTTACTGAATATGAATTTCTCTGGTTACTATACAGAGGATTTAAAGAATGATGACGATAAGTATATATTTTGTGAATCATTACAGCGTAATAACAAGCAAGCAGCTACTATAATGTTAGACGGTATTAACAATAAATTATTTGAATGGGTAAAGGAAAATTATATTGAGTATAAGAAACGTAAAAAGGTTTATGATTATACGGATATAGTAGAGTTATCAATAAAAAATAAAATAAATATACCCGTTGACATTGCTATAATTGATGAAGGGCAGGATTTAACGTCATTACAGTGGGAATTCGTTTGGTTAGCATTTAATAAATGCAAAAAGATATTTGTTGCCGGTGATGATGATCAGGCAATTTATGAATGGTCTGGTGCAGACGTTAAACAGTTTTTAGCATTAAATAAAAAGGCAAACAACATAATAACACTGGATAAAAGTTGGAGATTACCCTATGAAATACACAGTTACGCCTCTTTAATAACCGGTAGCATGATTAACAGAATACAAAAAAAGTTTTCGCATAACGGATCAAAAGGCGTAATAAAATTTGTTAATGATATAAAAACAATACCAATAGATAATGAATCTTCCTGGGCTATTTTATGCCGTAATAACTATTATCTTGATAGCGTATGCGATTATCTATATAATAAAGGTATATGCTTTGAACGTAACAACAAATTATCCTATAGTCAAGGCGTAATAAAAGCTATACAGTCATATAATCTTATAAAAAAAGGTTTATATGATAATAATAAATACTTAATAAAGAAATTTATGCCAGGTGATAGTTATGACGGTGACTGGTTTGATGCATTTACTAAATTATCTTATGAAACAAGGGTTTATTATAAAAAAATATTAGAAAATAAAAGTTACATAAGCCCTGTGTTTATTGGAACGATACACAGTATTAAAGGCGGTGAGGCGGATAATGTTGTCTTGTTAATGCAGTACACAAAGACAATTGAAGAGAATTATTTAAAAAATGCTGATGCGGAATTGCGCTGTTACTATGTAGCTGTTACAAGAGCAAGAAAAAACCTGTATCTTGTTCAATCGGAAACAAGGAACGGGTATAAACTATTACAATAGGAGTTAACTTATGTTAAGACTAAAAGAATGTAATGATTTTATGCGTATGGCCGGGCTTGCTGCGGAAAAAAGCACATGCCATAAAATAAAAATAGGAGCTGTGTTAGGTGTTTATACAAATAAGCTTGATTGTTATTATAAAGCTTCATCCGGCTATCACGGTTTTATAGAATCATGTAAAATCGATAAACAAGGGCTTTGTCCTGATAAGATTAAATGTTTAGCTATTCGCTCTGAGCAAAGGGCTTTAATTGAGGCGCTGTCTTTTTTCGGTAGAACCTTATTTGATACAAATAATAAAATAAGGTTTGAAAGTGCTTTATTTCTGACGCATAATCCTTGTGATGATAGCGTTAAGTTATGTGTATACACAGGGATAAAAAGAATCATATATAAGGAAATGTATACAGGAATTTGCTATGATAAATGGGAACCTTACATAGAAATAATTTGGTTTGAGGATATTAAGAATGATTTACCCTGACCTTTCTAATTCTGATATATTAGCTCTTGACCTGGAAACCTACGATCCTAATCTAAAGACAAAAGGAAATGGGGTATATCGTAAAGAGGGATTTATTTTAGGAGTAGCTTTATCAAATGGTAAAGGCTTTAATGCGTTCTACGGTTTTGATCACAAGGATATTCCTTTTGAAGAGCGCAATAAAAATAAAGCGTATATAAAGGATCAATTATCTAAATGCAAACAGGTAGTAGGGGCGCATATACTATATGATATTGATTGGCTGGAAAACTTTGAAGGTATGAAAGTAAATGGGTTTTTACGTGATGTCTTAATCGCAGAACCTTTAATAAATGAATTACAATATAAGTTTAGTTTGGAAAACGTGCTTAAAAAGTATTTGAATAAAAGTAAGAATACTTCAAAGCCTGAAAAGTTTTGTACTGATAATAAACTAATAGGAGATTTCAGGCAACACTTACATAAGATGTCTTTTGAAGCAGTAAGTGATTATGCTTTAGGGGATACTGCTGATTTAATAGAAGCGCATAACAAGCAGCTTGACATCATTAACTATGAAGGTACTAAAGATATTTATGATCTTGAATGTGAACTATTAAGGGTTTTGCTTATGATGCGTAAGAATGGCGTAAGAATTGATCTTAATAGGCTGTATAAAACAGGTATGCAGTTACAAGATAAACTATTATGGTATGACAATTATTTTAAAAAGGAAGTAGGTAAATATATAAATGTTAATGCTGCAGCAGATATGTTGTATGTATTCAGGAAGTTTAATTTTCCTATAACATACAACACACCAACGGAGTTAATGCTGAGTAAGGGAAAGATCAAAGGAAATCCAAGTTTTGATAAGCTGGCTTTAATGCGTGTTGATCATCCTATAGTAAAAGCTATATTAAACGCACGACATATTAAGACATTATTAAGTTTTTATATTGAGCCATATCCTGATTTAATTTGTCCAGACGGCAGAATACACTGCAACTTTCATCCTTTAAAGTGTGATGCGGGCGGCACTATAACAGGCAGACTATCCGCATCACAACCTAACTTACAGCAGGTATCTGGTAAAGATGAAGAGGATCAAAACGATATTGATAATGATTTAAAAGGTCAAATAATAAGAAAACTTTTTTTACCGAATGAGGGATGCTTATGGGGTAAAAAAGATTTAAGTCAAATAGAATATCGTATGATAAGCCATTATGGTAGGGGTGTAAGTGCTGAGCACATAAGAGAAAGATACAGAAAAGAACCTAAAACAGATTACCATAAAGAAATGATGGAAATGGCAAATTTGCCAGACCGCAAAACAACAAAGGCGCTAAATTTTGGAGCTGCTTATAATATGGGCTGGCGTAAAATGGCTATTGCTTTTATGTGGGAGCAGGAATTCGCTAAAGAAGTTTATAGCAGGTATCATGCAAAAGTACCTTTTATTAAGTACACTTCTCAACTTGTAGCTGATAGTGCTATTGCTAAACGTTATATAGTCACTATATTAGGTAGAAGGTCAAGGCTTAAAAATGATAAGTTAGCTTATCAAATGTTTAACCACCTAATACAGGGTAGCTGTGCGGACTATATGAAAAAAGCTATGGTCGATGGTTATAAAGCGGGTATCTTTGATATAATACCGCTTCATCTAACAGTACATGATGAACTTGACAATAGTCTACCCCATACAAAAGAAGCTTATCAAGCTTGGAAAGAATTAGATTTTATCATGAATCATACAATACCTACAATGCGCGTGCCTGTTAAATCATCAAGTGAGATTGGTTTTAATTGGGGCGAGTTAGTAGAGATATAAAAGGAGTTATTATGTCTTTAGTTATATGGAAATTATTTTTTAATTGGTTAAAATCTTTATGGTTACCTTTGTTAGTTTGTTTAAGTATATTTGCAATTGTTAAATGCTTTCGCATTCATTCCGATAACAAGCTTGCAGGTGGTGGATATATTGCAGAGCACTTTAAGCATATAGGAGAAGACAAAGAGCTACGGGAAGAGGTGCTTAAAGCCATTCGCAAAACATCGGACTACTACGAAACAAAGGAAAAAGAAATCTCCGGAGAAAAATATGATTTATCCGAAAAAAGTCTTCCAGGTACCTTACCTGGAGATTTGAAGCAAAAAATAAATGACTGAAAACCGGTACGAAGTATAAGGAAGCAAATTTAAATTGCTTTAGTCAATTATATATGCAAGGGAAAAGGTGTGAAATGCCGTGTGATTATGGAGTATTCCCCATTCATAAACTAAATAGCGATGATTGTTTTGACTGTGAATTAGACTGTGAACAAACACATCTAATGGAGCAGGAAATTTATAATGATACGGACTATATATGTAAAAAGTGTAAGCTTTATAGAAAGTTATGCGATAGATGCACCGGGTTCATATTTAATACAGGAGGGAATAATGAGTGTTTATAGTAAATGTAGCGTATGCGGTAGGGTAAAAGTTAATTGTAATAATGATAGAGGTTACATATGCTCTGAGTGTAAAGCATTAAATAAAAAGTTTAAAGAAACAAAGGAATGTTTATATTGTAAGAGAGATTTTATAGTAAAACGTATTACGCAAAAGTTTTGTAGTAATGAGTGCAGAGATAGAGCGCATAAGGCTATTTACAATAATAAAAGTGCTCATTATGATAAAGTATGTAAGAGCTGTAATAAAAAATTTCATACTGTTAAACAAAATAAGCTTTATTGCTGTAAGCTTTGTTATAATGAGGCAAAGGTAAAAAGAGGGAAGAGCAACTATATATTAAAAAAAGAGTATAACACTCAACAAAGGACAGATAGCTTTGAAATTAAATAATGAATATGACTGTTATGACCTTTTAAAAAAAGAGTACACAGAAAAAGGCTGGGGATTCTTACGCATTGAATCAATAGGTATACCGGACATAATAATATTTAAAGGGAATGATTATATATTTATAGAGGTCAAGTTTTATAAGGGTAAAGCACTATTGAATAATCTGTCTATAGAACATTTAAATGAAAAAGGTTATTTCAGGCCAGGACAATTATTATTTAGGGAATCCATGCGTATACGTAAAGTATTAAATCATTACAAATTGATTGTATTTAACAACAGAGGGGAAAGGATAGAATTATAATGACACTTGATAATATAACACTATACAAGGGGGATTGCAGAGATACATTAAGAAATATCATACAAGAAGGAATACGCGTTGATCTAATTATAGCGGATTTACCGTATGGGATAAATTATGAAAGTGATATATCACGAGATAATAAAAGATTTGGGCTTATTCTTAATGATAATATTTTTATGCTTGAAATAATACCCATACTTTATGCTATACTAAAATTTACTGGTGCTATGTATTTCTTTACAAGATGGGATGTCTATCATGTATGGTTTAAATGTATTAAAGACAATAAATTTACAGTTAAAAATTGTTTGATATGGGATAAATGTAACTGGACAGCCGGGGATTTACCCGGCAATTATAGCTATCAATACGAGCAAATTTTATTTTTAACAAAAGGTAATCATGGGCTTAATGGTACAAGAAAAAGTAATTTACTTAAATATAGCAGAGGATATAACGGATATTATACACATCCAACAGAAAAACCATTAGAGTTAATGCGTTTCTTAATAAATAAATCAACTAACAAAGGTGATCTGGTGCTTGATCCTACTATGGGGAGTGGAGTGGTGGGTGAAGCTTGCAAGCTAATGCAAAGAAAATTTATAGGTATAGAATTAGAGGATAACTATTTTAACATAGCAGAAAAAAGGATAAACGGAATTAAATAATGACAATACAGGACATAATGAAGAGAACAGGAAAAACAAGAGAAGAAATTTTAGAAAAGTTAATAGATAAACAAAAGATAAATAAGCCAGTAATATCAAGTAAAGTAATACTATCTATAAAAATAATCTGCTTAATAATAAGCGCTGCATCAATACTACTATCTATATACTTTTCTCAAAAGTGGATTGTTCAACGTTTGCCGAATCTCTTTTTGTCATGGACATTATCAAGCGTAATAGTCTTATTCCTAAGTTTATCCTGGCCTGCAAGAGAGCTGCTATTGCTGTTAGGTTTTAAAAAAGAAGCAAGCGCCATATTGTGGCTTTCAATAATTATTATGGCCTATTCTATGATAAGCTCAGTTATAGGTCAATTTGATCAAATACCGAATAACATAGAGCAGGTGGCAAATAAAAAGCTTAACGTTATGCGGTTGCAAAACATAGATGATCAAATAACAGCAAATAATAAAAAATATGAAGAAACTTATAAAGAAAAAGATTTACTGCTTAAAACAATAAGTGAATTAAGGAGTAACATGATTAAGTATAAAGAAGGAGATAAGGAATATAGTATATTATTGTATCAAGTAAATAAAGAAAGTGAGAAATTAAAAACGTTAAATAGTCTATTAAGTAGTTATGATAGTACTATAAATAAACTTAATGAAGATAAAACAACTTTTTTAAATTCAGACAGAAATATAAATGTTGTTGAAGAACAGCACTTAACCTTTTTCGCATGGGTGCAGAGCATCTTTTCCTTTATAGATAAGGATGCCCTGCAGCTGATCATTTTTCTTTTCCCCGCGATATTTATTGATATTGCCGCGCCATTTTGTTTAAAGTTATTTGTTATACTCTCAATCAAAAAGCATTAGCACCCTCTATTTGCATGTAATAGCGCCTAATAGCAGTTATCTTATCATCAAGTGTGGGTGTTTTAAACTCTTCACATAAAACGGAGTATGCTTGGACTACATACATTAAATCTCCTGGCTTAATATCAGCCGGATCATTTTTTATTTTATAGAATTGTTTATCTATATCATTAACTGTTTGAGTACCAATATACTGGCTAATAGGCATAAGCTTTTCATTCAGCTTTACTTCTATTAAATTATTAAAGGAATAATCTAAATATGTTAACGCTCCTACAATAGCGGGAACTACTACGATTAAACTTTTAACAATTGACACTAAACTTTCTTTACCAAAAAGCAATTTAAAGAATACTTTAAAAAAATCTTTCATTTCATTTTCTCCTTATCATTTCTTCTACTGTTGACGGGCTTGTTTTGCTTATCATGGTCTCCCTCGCCGCATAACGCAGATTGACTGTACTAACGATTGAGCCTATTACAGTACAAAGAGCTATAAACAAGGGAGCGAAATTTTTATTAAAAGCTCCTGACATAATAACAGTGAATGTATACTCAAAACACATAAAGAAAAACACTGTTAGGTTAAACGCCTGGAGCCGGGATTTATGATTTACCATGTTAATATAAGTCTTGATTGTGTGCCGCTTGATGCAATCCATGTTTGAGAAGTTATACTTCCAGCCAAGGACACACCATATAACACAATAGCAGTTGTTGTTGTTCTCTCTATTCTGTGTATATGTATTCCGCCGGAAGCGTCTGCATAACCTATTACATGTGCAGCATCACCTATTTCCGGAACAATATGGGATATTTTAGGAAATAATTCTGAAATAAATAACAAAGATGTGCTATAAATAAAATGTGCTTTACTTGCGTATTTTGTAGAATCATAAATTCCCCTAACCGCATACAACTTATTGACTGATAAATTATTAAACGCACCGTTACAATATTGATCTAATAAAAAATTGTAATTGACCCCACGGATAAAATCTTTTTCATAGTAATACTCATCATCCGTATTGTCATAATTGCTATTATATGCCGTGGTGCTGGTGTTTGCAATTAAAAGGGATTGCATATAAAAAACACTTTTGTCAAAGCTTTCAGCCTCTAAGGTAGATAAATACGTTTGAGCGCCAAGAGCAATAAGCGTTTTAGTTATGTTCATGTTTGATATACCTGTGCCCGTAGTTGTCTTTGTTCCATTAGTTACACCATCCATTTCAATTCCATTCACCCACATATTAGCAACATTACCACCCTTACTAAAGTTATATATAATAGAATGTCTAACTTGTAATTGAGGATTACTTGTGTAAGCGTTTGACTCCACTTTTAGTCCATTACTATTATCATCATATACAAGTAAAGTAAATTTACCAGCAGCATAATATAATAAATGCATATTGTCATTTGAGGCAGCGAATGCTCTTGTATCGATTATGAACACAGTATCAGTGTACACGAATTGAGGATAAATAATAAAGGCCACTGTCATTTCATTACTTGACGTAAAATTATAAATTAAATATCCTTTATTAAAAAACAATACCCCTTTATTCGCAAACGCTGCGAAAATGGAAGAGCTATCTTTAAAATCTAATCCTACAGCCCGTATAGGAAGACTCCTCGCGCTGTTTGCCAGGTTAGGGGAAGAAAAGCCCCAATATGTTACGCCGCTGTCCGGTAAAACAATTCCGTCATAAACATTCTTATCAATCGTTTCACCGATCTTAAAATCTTTTATCTTTAAGCCTTTTTCTTCGGATGTCTGCAAGCGCCTGTATATATTGGGTTCTGCTCCACCGTATTCAATCTCCCAATCAAGTACACGGAAACCGCTGATATTATAATATCCGTTTTTTGTTTCATCCCACGTTCCCGGGTCTAATGTTAATTCAGCGCTTCTATGTGTTGTATCACTACCAGCGATTAACGCAATATAATAAACCCCGGGCGCTGGAAATGCCAAGTTTAATTCTGTTGTGCAAACAAAGGGAAGGCCATTTTCATCAATCACACCAGATACTTCCAGTATAATTTCTTCCGCCATAGAATCCCATCTAACAGATGATCGATCTTTTCCATTTCTCTGCGCTTCAATATTTGTGTTTTGCGCCTGGTATCCCGTACTTACCGCTCCGGGTAAAGAATCAACCCAGCTATCTAACGCTGCGTTGACTGTTATCATTGCTAATTCATCCATAATTTTTCCTTTTTAAATTGATTCGATAGAAACAGTATCTTGACCGGGATCATTATCTATAACAATCCAATCTGTAAAGGGTGAAAATGTTCTATCATTTATTACTATTGGCATTACTATTTTATCCAAAAGATTTATTGCTATTGTATCAATACCTAACGCTGTACTGATTGATTCAGAGATTGTTCCAAAACGTGATAACAGCCTTGTAGCAAGGTCAGCTGCATCAACAGCGTTTAATAAATCTGTTTTAAATGTAGCTCTGTTTTTTCTTCTATACAATTCATTTAACATGAGCTCTTGCGTATCGTCTAAATAACTGTTGTTATATTTTTGTGTTGTGTGATTATAATTATATTCTATTAACACGGAGCTAAAATAAAGCTTTACCGCGTTCTCTGTTGTCTTTGTAGGTACACTCATTAAAGGCCACGATTCAATCGTATGAGTAGTATATGTTTCTCCCCACCTACGCAAAGTTAAGCGTCCATCATTTTTAGTCATTAAAAAAGCACTATCGTTTTGTAAACACTTAACCACAAGAGAGCGTAAATCTCCATCTTGAAAATATAGTCCAATAGCCGGGGAGATTGATATATAATAATCTGTTTCCGTTTTGTCCCAGGGATTCTCTACATAGGGGATAAGTGATTTACTTCCTATTTCGCTTGTTATTATCTCCCCTATAGTGTTATTTGTTAATCCTGTTACGTCTGCACTTTCCGCATCGATTGCAGTTATTACACCATTTAATAGAGTAAAAGAAATAGAAGCTCCATCTTTATCATATACAGTAGTAACAGCTGTTAAATAATTAGGATCAAGTGCAATATACTGATTAGTACCAACGGGAATTAAAGGTATTCCATATAACACTCCATAGCCTATTGGTATGCTTTTATCAATACTCGCAGCAGGAGCAGATGGAAAAATAGCAGTTGTTATACGCCGTGTAACCGGATAAGTTAAACTTCTTAAAACTTCTGCACAATTAACGATCAAGCTTTCTTGCGTTACTGCGACATTATCAACAAAGCCATATCTAATAACATTAAAATCACTTAATTTAGGGTTGAGTACACTTGTACGCTTTAACCTAACAGGTGTGTTATATGCATTAAGGGCTTGAACATTATCAAAATAACCGTCTTCATTATTTAATGATACTGAAAAGGTACTATATAAAGCTGTACCATTTATCGCATCGGATAAAGAAGATTTTACAGAGGGTATATCAAGCTTTACTGGAGCATTTATAAAATTACCTAATGCATCTTCAAAGGTTGTATCCGAGGGAAGTGCTCTATTACGTGGAGCAGAGCTATAAAGCTCTATTGAGCTTGTTTCCGTTACTTTATCATTAAACTGCCAGGGTTTTTTATATAGATTGAGATAAACAAAATTTTGAGTAACTAAAAAACTACCAACAACAGCTAACAAAGCAGCAACACTATAAACCTCTGTTAAATAGCTTTCAAATAACAGCTGTACACCGGGATATATAGGATTATCATAGTACCCTCCCCAATCCGTCCAATAATTATCGCCCTCCGGTCTACCCGTAGCAAATACACTAATGTTATATTTCTTTTCAGCTAAACAAGAGGCTAATGCTAATTCAGGCGGATACTCTGTCCTTTGTGCTAATTCCAATAAATATATAATTTCTGACATCCTTAAAACCTTTCAACAAAATCGAATCTTTTTGAGTACAAATAGTATGCAACACTTGATTGAAATACAATCTCATTCCCGCATGATGCATACAGCCTTAACCAGTGAATTTTTTTATCTTCATTATCAAACAGTATAAATAAAGGAAAGCCCTTACTTATTTGATTAAAATAAGCCTGCTCTATTTCCTTTATTATAGTCTCATTAAACTTATATCTAAAATCTAATGATATTTTTCTTCCAGCTACACCTCCAGCTCCAATAACAACTTGACCGGCGGCGGTTACACGCGGGGCGCTTGTAGTATAGTAACCGGGTTCCCGCGTAGGTGAAGCGGATAACGATACATATTTACCAGCTGCGAATCTTCCAATATACGTGCCGTTATGCGATATTGTAAGGGTATCCGTTAATAAGGGTGTTACTAATGCATAAAGGCCATTTTTAAAAGAATCGGGTGTCGTAGCTGTTATTGTTATGCTCTCACCATTAACTATTAGAGTTGTAGCATCGGTGTAACCTATACCAACACAATCAATATCATATGTATCGTCAAGCGTTATAACAAACGCGGTTAACGCGATATATTTATCAGACAAGGCGGCGCTTTTTAATTTTTCATCCGCATCGGAATCTTGAACACGGTCATAAAAAAGTATTTTCATTAACCAGCCCTTCTTGACGTTATATTATAGTCATTAAGTTTAATTTTTCCTGCAAGCACACCCTTATTTATAATTTTAAATATATTATCCTCGTTAATGTTTATGCTTATTTCAGTTAGTCCACCGTTAGACTCTCCCCTGGGAGTTACTTTTATATTTTCTCCCGCCGATGCCATTATAGCCACATTATCCGCTTTAGATGATGACCTAACAGAGGGAATATCAAAACCCTCAAGAGGCGTTCCAGTTTGTAAAGGTGGCAGAGGTGCACTGTTAAGCGCAATCGCTCGGGCTATTCCTTCACCTAAATAAAACGCTGACCAGGGCAGACCAAAACCTAAAGGATTGGCAACATATGATTTAGTGATAGCAGATGAGGTATTCGCTATGATCTCAAGATTACCCGCGATACGTGTAGCTATTGCATTTTCACGCTTAATCTTTCTTTCCTCTTTTGCCATAGCTTCATTTTGAATAGCCCTATCTTGTTCTGCTTTCATCTGTAAATCATTAGCAGTTATAGTGTTTTGTAAATCAGTTATTTGCTGTTGTAGCTTTATTTTTGTTTCTTCATCGGTTGCTGAGCTTAAATCACTTTTCAATTGCTCTAATGTTGAAAGATTATTTTTTACTTCATCTTGCTTTTGCTTCTTTAAAAAATTTTGATAGTCAATTTCACTTTGTGTCTGTGCTCCGTACTTCTCTCTTAATGCTTCTAACTCTGCATCATTACCCGCAATAAAAGCGCTTGCAATAGAGTTTGTTAGGCTACTGATAGCACTTGCATATTGCGCATACAGCTCACCCTTTGCCTTTAAGGAATCCTCTAATGCTTTTTCTTCTTCCTTTAAATGTTCTTCGTATTCCTTTTTAGCTTTATCATGCTCTTCTTTTCTTGTTGAAGTATCTTTTTTATAAATTTCTTTTGCCGCATCCGTTGCTGCTTTTAATGCTGTTGCTTTTTCATCATTAGATAATGAATCTAACTTTGATATTCTATCGTATTCACTTTTTAAAAAAGCATAACGCGCGTTGCCTGTTATTTTTTCCTGTTCAATTCTTTTTTGTAAAAAATCTTTAAACGTTTTTAAATTTTCTTGCTGTAATACAGCTTCTTTATTATTAAGTATTGACAATCTTTCTGAAAGTGTTATTTGCTTTTCCCTTGCAGCATTATCTTTATCTATTTGTGCAAGCAGTTCTTTTTCTGCATCGGTTAATTCATCAAGAGCTCCTGCCTCATCTTCTAAAGACTTGTTATTTTTTTCAGCAATGCGTAGCTGCTGCGCCCGTAGCTCTACTTGTTTAGCGATTGATTCATTATAGAGCTTTATCTTTTCAATTGATATAAGATTGAGATTAACAGAATTAGCCAAAAAATCAATTGTTTCTTTTCTTCCCTGCCTTGATTTTTCCACCTCTAAATTAGCATTCGCCAATTCACTGTTAGCTTTTTGCTGCGCTTTTGCGTTACTTTCAAGCGCCATACTAACACGAGATATAGCTCCTGGGTCTACTACATTAAACCCTATTGCATTTAATTCTTTTTGCTGTTGTGTTAAATCCTTTTCTTCATTTGTTAGTTGTTTTAATCTACTGTTTAACTTTGTTATAGTATCAATTCTTTGATTTTCTGCATCCCTTGTCTGTTGTAATGACTTTACTGTCTTTGCTAAATCAGCTTCTATTTGCAACCCAGCAAGTTTAATTCGTGTATTTAATGTGTTTGTTTCCTCAGCATTAAGGTTTTTAGTAGCTGTTTTTAGTTCTTCATTAGCCTTTTTATATTCTTGTACTGATAGCTTTAAATTATCCGTATTTGTTAAAAGTTCTTTATGTTTATTAGACAGGTTTTCTGATTCATTAACAAATATAGGGAACGCATCATTAAGCGCCATTATAGCGGGAACTAAAATTGTAGACAATACAACAGCTAACGCGCCTATAGGATTAGTTGCAACAGCAACAGTCAAAGCTTTAAAAGACTTTGTTAAAAAATCAACGATAGCAGCGCCTTTAGCTACTACTAAAAAAGTAACAAGCCCAGCTGTCACACCAGCTAACACGTATGTTCCTATTTTAATAGCACTATTTACGGCCTCTTCATCCTGCAAGAAATTTGTTAATTGATTACTGGCCTCGGTTAAACCTGGAATAAGCCCGGAAAAAAGCCGTATTTTAGTTCCTTCTATTGCTGCGTTTAAACGCTTTTGTGAATCATCCCATAAACCAGCATTCTTTGCGGTCTCACCTGTAATAACGCCAAACGCAAGAGCTTCTTTTCTTAATCTCTGTATACCCTCTGCGCCTTGTGAGTTTATCGTAAGCATATCTTTTCCAGCACCGGCAAACAAGGCGCTTGCTAATGATGCTTTTTCAAAAGAATCCGCTGCGTTATCAAGAGCTTTAACCGATATATTAAAAGCATCTTCCGTATCTTTTGCAAGTACAAGCTGCTTTAATAACTCAGGATTAGATTTAACTAAATTAGTATATAGTTTTCCTGTACCTTCTCTCGCATCACCTAACGACCTGTTTAAATTCTTTAAGCCACTTGTCAACTTTTCTTGTGACACGTCATTAAGTTTAGCAGCGTAAGACAATTCTTGATAAGCTTCAATCGTTATCCCGATCTGGTCAGCATACGTTTGATAATCGTCTCCGGCTTTAGCTATATCGATAGCACTTTTTATTGATATACCGGCTACAGCAACAACAGCAGCACCTAATGCTAATAAAGAGTTTTTAGCGACATCAACAGATTTTTTACCTAACTCTTCTAATGCTTTTGTTTCCTGTTCGGTTTTAATGCGTAGAGCCTCTGTTTTATCTTTTGTCTGAGTTATTCTATCACCTAACTCAGAATATCTACTTATTAAAGGTTTTAACACGGCATCTGTTGGAGATAAACCCTTATTTATAAGCCTTTCAATCTCCCTCTGCATGTTGTTATATTCTATTTGATTGGCGGCCAATTCCCCTCTTGTAGCCATTAAAGCTATTTTGTTTCTCTCTTGCTTTGATATAAACTTGTCAATCTGTTCTGTTTTGAATGATTCAGCATATTTCTGTATTCTTTTGACCTCTGACTCTGTAAATCCTGAAAAGTTTTTTAAATCTCTTTCCGCTTGTTCAAAGTCTGTTGATATTTTTAAAGAAATCGCCATTCTTCATTTTCCTTTTATCATATAAAAAATCTTCTATACGACTAAACCACTTATTAAAGCACTTAACAATATCAAGCACTACTGGTTTTTCATTCATCCAGCCACTACCGGAGGGAAGTCCAAACGCCCTAAAGTTTTCCCACAAATAATAAAGTTCTTTAAACTCTTTAACACATGCGACCAGGTCACTTATAAATATAACTTTATCCCCTTCGTTATACTCAAAGTCTTTGTACTGTAAAAACTTTGATATATTATAATAGGATATAGAGCAGTTATCCGGTAACTGCTCTATATCATCATTAAAAAATCCATCGTCTAACAAGGACTCCGCATAATCGCAAACTGTCATATAAAAGATTATACGGAGTCTTTCTCTTCCTTTTGTGTTAATTCCTGCTCTTCATTAAGCAAGTGATCCCTTATCTCTATAATAAGAGGTCTTAAATTAAGGTTGTTTGACGTTGCAAGAGCTATGCCGTCGGTTATGCGGCCTTTATCGTCTTCCAGGTTGCGTATTTTACCAACGCAGCTTACAATAAGATCATAATCTGAGTATACAAGCTCTGTCGCACCACCTTTAAACCTATAAGACTTAAAGGAGCTTATTGTTGTAGCTGTAGGGAACTCTTTGAACTCTATTGTTAGGCGTTTGTCCGCATCTTTCTCCTGCATATTGTTATTGAATACAGGGGTAAAAATCTTTTCTCTTAAGATTGTCTTTATTTTCATTTCTTATCCTTTAAAATACTGTTTCCGTAGCGTTTGTAACACGCTGATAAATAGAGGCAGCGCCTTGTCCTTTCTGGAAGTTAAAGTTAAATGTCTGCGCTCCCTTTAATGGTGCATCAAGCGTAATACCTGATAATATAACAGGAACAAGAATCCATATTTGCACATCATCCTCAGCAACACGATGCGAATTTTTTAGTATAGCAAGGATCATATCATCATCATTTTTAGCCGTAAATGTGTACACACCCGCCCCATCATCCGTAACAAGGTCAAAGAATCTTTGCATAAATGCTAACTGCCCTGCTGCCATACCGCCTAACGGGTCATTTTCTTTAAAGAAAGCATTCGCGCTGCCGGATATTTCCGTGAATCCATCTGATATATAGGCGTTATACCCCGCTTCGCAGTCGTCCGTAACGTCAACAGTGCCCTTTGACGGTGATAAGGATAAATCCGCTTTGCATATTTTTGTAAATGTTAGAGGGTAAACATTTTCTCCAACTTTAGGGGTAAGAACACCCGCTGCAATCGCTTCTTTAAATATATATCCTACACCTAACGGCAGCTCCGGTGCAACAGCAATTGCTGAGCTTATCAAATACCATGTATTAGCCGTTAAAGGCAGTGCTCCTGTTCCTTCAAACAAAGTTCCTTTTGTTACATTAAATAAAATGGCTTTGTTGCCTTGTATTGCTTTTAAACTCATAACTTAACTCCTTTAATTACAATCATCTAACTGATTGTAAAATGATAATTCATAATATATAAAGCCGGTGCTCTCCATCGGCCAGATATCATAACCTATATAATCTCTTTCCGTAAAACCTAACAGCTGCACAGTAATGTTGTCAAACAGATACTCATATAAAATATCATTATACGGGGTAAAATGACTAATAGAGTTTAACTGTAATTGTATGATAAATAAACAACTATCTCGCTCACCATTATTATTACCATCCGCTAAATAAACACATAGTTCATTATCATCGATCTGTAATGGTCTTCCCTGCACAAATTGATCAATAGCGGGTAATCCTGCTGTTAAAAGTAAAGATGGTATATCCACGCTTAATTTATTCTTTATAAGTAATTCAATATTACTGTAATTCATTTTTGAGCACCTCTTCTAAGGGTTCTTTTTCAAAATCATTCGCGTATTGTGGCAAATTAGACATAACCGCTTCTTTAAGTTTAACTTGTAACACAAACTTTCCAGGTTCTCTTTCACCATTACGCAAATACCTCCCCTCTTCAAATAAATTAAGTGGGTAAGATTTTATAGTCGTAGATTTTCTATCTTTACTTACATTAGAAGTTATTGTATATCTTCCTTTTTTATCTTTTGGATAAGCTCTTAAATCAATCTCTTGACCAGATAAAAAAAGCTTTTTCAAAAGATGTCTTGCTTTGCCTCCGACATAAGCAAGGAACTTACCGGATACAGACGGCAATACTCCGGCTATTTGAGATAATCGTTTATTATCTGTAGTAAATGTATACTTTATATAAGCCATAAGTGCTGTATTCCTTCATCGTCTATTCCTGCATAACCGAATAAATACTCCGTACCGTCTTCACGCGTTATCTTTGATACACGCGGTATAAGCCCTGTAGGTACTGTTGCAACTAAAATCCGCGCAAGCAGCTTACGATTCGTAACGTTACCTTTATCTTGTGAACCTTCTATGAAAGCGCGGTCAAAAATACCTTTAAATGTGTTAGTTGTACCTATTATACCAAACATTTCCGAAAAGGGACTATTCTCTAACAGGTAAACTTTGTTATCATTATAGGTACTTCGACCGCTCATTAAAAATCCTTAAAGGTGTGTTATGTGTTAAAATGTTCCAACGCTTTCTACTGTATGATTAATGTTAGCTGGAATAAAAACGTGTCTTGTGTTTGACCGAATATAATCGATTGTTGGGTCTTTACTATTAAAAGTGTCAAACACTAATTGACCGGAAAGCCTTTCCGTTGCTCCATTCGTGCCAATTACGCTCATACCACGCAGAACCGTGTAACGTGGTGAGTTTAGTGTAAAGGCAATAGCGGAGGTGGCTGGAATCCAATCGCCAACGGATGCGCCATCATAAGCGATATAGGGCACGCCGGGGTCGTAGCTTAAAATATAAACAGGTGCAAGCATGTTAGGCGCTCTGTATATAGCCAATAAGTATAAACCTTGTACTCCTTGCAATTCCGGAGGCATCATGTTCTGCAGAAGCAACATATTCGCAGTGTTAGCTTGTAAATATGCAAGCACTCCGGCATCAATTGAAAATTGATTTAACCAGTCACTGCCTAATATAATAGCGATTCCGGATAAACCGCCTTTATTTGTTATATGTATAATATCCACCATAGCTTTAATTGCTTTAGCCATAGTCGCACCGCCTGCTGTAAAGTCATAAGTTGTACTATTACCCGCCGCTCTGCCAAAATCAAAACCAACATTTAAATCTTTACCGTCTATACCATTAGCATAGAAGTTGCCTGTACGTATAACATCAATGGCTTGTTTGTTTTTTGTAATAGTATGGCCTGTTACATGACTCTGTACAATCTGCATCATTGTTTTAGCCGTGTGTTCAGTAATAGGAGCTGTTGCTTCAAGCCCTGTTGCTACGACATCCCTTAAACTTTCCGGTATAGGCGTTTTTTCAGAACAGTGGGGTGCTTCATACAAAGAACCCACACCTGCCTCATGTTTCCGTATAACACTTTGAGAGTCACTTTCACGATAAACAACACCGTGAGGGTTCTGTATAAACCGATCAATCAAAAAGCTTGAGGATAAATCCTCATCCGGAATAGGAAAAAGAAATTCATGCAGCTGCTTTTGTGTTGTATCAAAAAAGTACTGCTCATATACTTTACGCGCTCCACGCGTTAAAATCTCTAAACCCATAATATTTAACTCCTTACAATCTTTTAGTGTTTAAGTTTATTACATTCGCTTTATATAAAGACCAGCTTTAGCGAATGCCTGCCGCATCCATTCGGTAAATGTTAAAGCCACGCCTGCATCATTTACGACACCATCTTCACGCAACTCCCCAAAGATGATTACAGTACCATAACCAGGCGCTAAAATGATTCTTCCATTAGCTCCATCATAAACACAGCTTACAGCATCATAATCGGTTGTATAGCGATAAGTACCAGCCGTTGATACAGCGATTGCAAATTTATCACCTACCTCAAAATCTATTGCTCCATCGGTTAAGGTAAGGGTAAACCCGTGGCCTACATAATTGATAGAGCCTAATGCCGTGCCAGGTAATTCAATATCAATATCAAGTACTTCACCGGTAGGCGCTACAAGCTTAAATACTCCACCATGCACTGCTGATACTGTTATTGTAAACCCATCCCCGACAATAAAATCGGTAAGCCCATCCGCAAGAGTAATGGAGAAATGAGTACTAACAAAGGCAACTCCAACAGTTAGGTTATTCATAAGCTCACCGGTAGGCGTTGTTACTCTAAATATTTCACTACCCGACACCGTAGCAGAAATACATTCAAGTGTATAAACCCCAGACTTTACGTCTGCGCCTAATGTAACTACGCCAGGCGCACCGTTTCCAGTATTACCACCATCAGCAACCATGCCGAGTGGTGCCGTTTTAGTGCCTGCTTTATATGTACATTCAAGGTTATAAGTACCTGCCGGTACTTTTTTATTTGCAAGTACTAACGTTAATGTTCCATCACCAGTGTTCCCAACATTAGGCGTAACTACACCAGCTGCTTCGTACTGTAAAGGCATACCCTGGTAATAAGTATCTGCGGCTAAAGGTACTTGATCGGTAAATATCTTACCGCCTATCACCTTATTTCCGACTGAATAAGTTTGTGTTTCCGGTGTCATTATTTCACACTCCTTTTAGTCTTTTCGGCAACTTTCTTAAGTGCCTTGTCCCAGTCATCGTTTAAATCTTTTGCATTATCCGGGGTTTTCCCTGCTGAATCAATAAATTTACCGAAATTTTGCGGTGATCCGCTTGATTTTCTTTGAGCATTAAGCTCATCAATTGCGAATTCTTCCACCGTTTTATTATTTTTAATAGCATTTAATGCTATTTCCGGAATGTTTGAACCGGATAGCACAAGTATTTTTTCAACGTTTTCTATGTGTTTGTTGATAATTTCTTTAGAATTTTTATCAACTAACGCATTAAAAGCGTCCTGGTAAGCGTCCCCTTGTGCTAAAAATTCGTTTATATCCATAATTTTAGCTCCTTTATTTTCAAGCTCATTCGGTTTAAATGAGCTTTTATTAACAATATTATTTATCTTTGATATAAAAGCAGCGTCCTTTTGTTCTGTTTCAATTCTACGCTTGCATTTTTCATTAACAATACGTAATTGAGTCTTACAATTAACTACTTCAATCTCTTTATTGCTTTGCATATCAAACATAGGAAAAAGATTTTCTTTTTTGTTCTTTTCATCAAATTCTATATAATCTATTTTTTCATCATCATTAAGTATTCTTGTTGCAAACCCATCATTCTTAATCTCATCACCGAAAAGCCATGTTTCTTCATCCATTTCTTTCCGTATCTTCTTTATTTCCTTACCGCTAACGTTAGAATAAGACTCCGCTATGATCTTTGTTAGGCTTTCGGAGAAATTCGCGGCCTCTCTTAAAGCCCTATAATCACCCATACCAACAGTAAACACGTTATGATGCAACCATAAAGTATTTTTTCTCCCTATTCTTTCAGCATCTTTAATACTAACAATATAAGAAGCGGCAGAGGCAACCAATGCGCCTAACACAAAAGTTATTTTTCCTTTATAGTTAAGCAGCATATCTTTAATGTCATATGCATCTAACACATACCCACCAGGTGAAGAAACAAATATAGCTATATCACTACCAGCTGCCTCAGATAAAAATGAGGATACCTTATCCGCTGTAACCTCCCAGCCTATAGTACCAGTCATAAAAAAAGTTTTCATATTGTTTCAACTCCTTCATTTTTTGCAATAATAGCTGCTTGCTTTTCCGCTGATATATTAGCATACTCAATCTCCTGCTGTGTGTACTCTTCAAGAAAATTATCCCATTCATTACCGTACATAGCTGCAGCATCACCACGCAGCTTAAACGCTGCATCCACGGCTGTCTTTTCAGCATTAACTTCTTGTAAAGGGTTTATTACACCTAACACAGGAGCAAGATAATTGCCTTGTAAATAGGCAAACTGTATAAAAGGATTCATAAAAAACCCAGGAGCGGTTATATATTTATTCTTAATTGCATCTTTAGCAATTTCCTTTAAAACAATCTGCATTACATTATTTTTAAAGTAATTGCGTTTATATGTAAAGTTAATTTTAAAATCATTTAGTGTACCCCTGTGTGCGGTATAACTTGTGCTATACTTTGACATAGCAACCTCGGCAGGTGTCCCTGTATATGCGCCAACATAATCATAGGCGGCAGTCTTATATTGTGCAAATGTGTTTGAGGGTGTCTTTAAATCTGTAAAGCTTAACTTTTCCCCTTTACGCGTAACATACACATTCCCTGTTCCCATACGCATAGTGTTAAAGATACGACTAAAGAACCCCTCTTTAACATCTTCACCCTTTTTAAGTTTTTCTTTTATGTTATTCCTTGCCATACCCCTGGCCTGCTGTACAGGGTCGGAAACATCCGTTTCAAAATTTCCAAACTGCATTGATTCTAACACTGCACGCTGCGTTGTAGCATCCCAGTGCCTGTCATCATTTTTCATAAAGTTAATTAGGCCATAGTGCAGAGGAAATCCGCGCATCTGCCTCGCTTGCTGTTTAAACATAAACAGAATTATATTTTGATCTTCATTATCTTCTTTAAACTTTATAGCTTTACCGTCTAACTTTATAATGGCTTTCCTTCTGAAATATTCGTCCCTTTCTATACCTAAAGTATGTGTATCATCTGTCATTTTCCAGTCAATTTGATCATTACCATACTCTATAATATCACTTAAAAAGCCTTGTTCATCCCTTAAAAACAACAATAGAGAATCACCTGCGGATAGCGTAGACACAAACATAATGCGCTGCTTTTCATAAATATTAAACTTATTACAATAAAAATGAACTATGCTTTGAAAATCTTTAGCCCAATCTTTCGCAGATTCCCTTGTCATATCAGGAATGCGCTTATAATCCGGCTGTGAACGAAAAAACATTCCGGAGCCTATAGCATAATCAGCTTGCTTATCAACAAACGCCTTTATAATTGTAGTATGGTATAAAGTTAAAGAACGTGCAACCATAATACCATAAGTATCTTTAAGCATTGAGTTTGGATCAACGTTATAGCTATTCCACCCCTCAAGATCACCGGGGATTTTTTCCCCGTCATACTGTTTCCCTGCATCAACGTTATAGACTCTGCCATTCTTATATATAATAATACTCATTTTACCACCCAGGCTTTATTACCATACCACCACCGCCACGCAATTCACGCAAACGCAGCTCTAAATCTCTTTTATCTTTAACTAATATGCTATAGTCAACCATAGTTACAGAACGGCTTGAGGCACCGCTGCTTATGGTGAATGATTGACCACCTAACCGTAGAGCATTGATAGCGGCTTTAATCTGTACTAATTCCGCTTCTATTTCTGTTATTTCTTCACTACTACAATACATTTCACCACCTACGCGGCCAACAGCTCATAATAATAAGCCTGCCATTTCTCAACAGACCATGTTCTAACATTACGCAGCTCCGAAGTACCTACTCCATAAATAAAAGTATCCCAAACTTCATTACGCTTATATATTTTAACATAACTATATTCACGGGGTTTAACCTCTTCATAACGTTCGGATAAAAACTGTTTAAAGTGCTCGTCTGGCACTTCTACAAGCTCATTTCCATTCTTATAATATTTAGGAAAATGAATTAAATTCTTTTTTGCTTTCTCATTTACCATAATGGATACAACATCTTTAAGCAGGTCAACGGCAACCATATAATTTTTTTTTAGGAGAGACTCCCCATTTATTCTATTTTCTTTTATCACTCCAAAAGTTTTAAGTGTCTTTACACCGAACAAAGCAATAAATCTATCACTGTTATACGCCACAAACTCATGAACTATGTTTGATATGTCAAAGTCAGACTCATCTTTAATAATCTTACCACTTCTCGGGTTGTATCTTGTATCAATTCCGGTTAAAGCTATAATACATTCTTTCCCGAGTATGTTATATGAATGAGCGTATACGTAATCCCTTAATGCATCCCAGCAAGGCGCATCAATTGACTTTGTATCCCCGTAAAATATTTGATAATCGACTGACCATATAGCTCCTCTGTACCCTATACCTATGACATGCAGCTCCAGTCTATCTTTATGCACATCAACGCCACCAAACAATACGAGCGCTCCATCATACACCTCTTCCCCTTCAACGTTAATAAGTTTTCCCGCGGGAACTTCACCATAACAATAATCATCTGCAGCAGCTTTAAATTCTTTCCAGGGTGTTATTTTATGCGTAATAGCCCAGGCCAATCCTTTATAGTTTATTACGTAGTCCTTATATCTTAAAAGATCATTACCATAATCGGAATCAATCAATGCTTGACAAACGCGCTCCCAGGATAGAAACATAGTAGGAGAGTATAAAGCATTTATCCTAAATGATGCATGATGCTTGTTCTTTGCTTTTGCTGTTGCTCTCCATTCACCATTAGATAGCATATACTGTTTTTTACTTTCATAAATATCTTTCTTACAGAATTTACAAATAAACTTTATTGTATCAGGGATTAAAACTTTAAGCCCTGTTTCTTTATCCTTTTCCCTTTTAAAAGTTAAGCCATACTCTCCATCTGTATCATATAACATAACAAGCAGCTGCATTTCACCACACATAGGACAAGGTACAAAGTAGTAACGTTGATCACCATTTAAAAAACTTCTTTCTATTCTGCATGTCTCTTTATTACCAGACGTTGATATTTCCAGGATTTTAAACATTCTTAAACCTAATGTTCGACCATCGATAATCCCATCGATATCACCTTGACCTTTTAGCTCTTGTGGAGCTTCTGTCCACTCATCTTTTATAATAAGCGCGAATGTGTTAGACTTTAGATCACCAATTGAGTTATAAGAAGTCAATAACAATATATGATTACCAATCAATTCCTTATAGTAAGAAGTGTCCGCCGTTTTTCTTTTCATGCGTTCGGACATAGGCTTTAATAAATGAGATAGATTAGAAGTATCTATCATAACATCAATAGCGCTGCTACTTCTTATTTTTGCAATATTCTTGTTAGATGTTATATAAAGAATAGAACCTAATCTATATTTAATGAATGCACCGATTGCACATTCAGCAACAGACACGGTGCCTCCGGATTGTCCGGGCTTTTGAATAGTAACTTTAGTATAATCGCTATCCGGGTGCAATAGATTTAAAGGTTCTATCCACTGAGGAGCTGTATTACGGCTGAATTGACCGTAATATTCAGACACCCCTGGCGGGATATACCTGTTTTGTTCTGCCCAGTCAATAAAAGGTGAAATGTTATATTCAGAAGTTAACTCTGATAAACGTTTATCAAGGCGGTCAATAACAATAAAGCTATTTTTTAGTTTCAAGTCTTAACCTCCAGGATTTAACCTCTTTCCGCTGTTCAGTTTTAACAGTATTTAATATGGTGCTATGCTCATTCGATAAAAAAGAAATAAGACCGGAGTAATCTTTTTCCTTGCAAAAGTTTTCTATAATTGGTTTAAGCTTTTTTATCAAAGAGAGAAGCTCAACATTAATAGATTCCATATATCCAAAGAACAGCATTTCAGCATCTTTGAACGTGATTAAATCACCTTGCTGTATATGAAAATTTAATTCAAGCTCTTTTAACTTTAATCTTAAAGCTTTGTTCTTTAAGATAGGTGCTTCACACTTTGCCTGCAGCGCCTGCATTTCTAAAATTTGCATTTCCGGGGATATATCTATTAACGGGTTTACTTTAGCACCTTTCTTTTTATCATTTATGGTATTACTATTTAATAAAGCTAACCAGCTGGGGTCTTCGGTGTTGATCTTTATCTTATCTTCAACGACTATGGCAAAAGGTGGAGGGTTTGGACTATTAACGAGCTTATACAGCTTTGTCCTATCGGGAGCGCCTATTAATTGTGAGGCCTGGTATTGCGTTAATAGCATAAAGCGCCTATACTCCACTCAAAAAGTTGCCAGGATTTAAAGCCCAGGACTTTAGCGTTCGATTAAACTTAAATTTCCTGGAAGAACCTATCAAATTATTCAATAGCCTAACGCCTAACATTTTTTCACACAACATACTAAAAGTATAGTAGATGATTTTTTTTATGGAGTCAAGTACTTTTTAGACTTTATTTAAAAAAGAAAAGGCCACTCCCTCACTTTTGGGGGGAGTGGCTGGGCATGGGAGATAATAGATAATAGATAAATGTAACTTACTCTGCGGATTCGATAGGGCTGTATCCCTTCCAATCGTCCGGAACAGCTGCACCAACAGACTCAACGATATATGTATCATTATCCAGGTCATAGCTAATCCAGGTTCTTTCCTCGGGCTTTACACCGCGTACAGCATATTTAAGAACTTCCCGCATTCCCTCTGTGCCTTTCTTAAATTCTTTATAGCATTCAAGCCCGGTCATGGTTACCCTTTCACGCAATACTGAAACAATTCCGGCTTTTGGGTTTACAGTGTGGGAGACTCCGATCTGGGCACCTTTTGTACCATCCCCAACAGCAAAGAGTAAAGCCCTTTTCAGGTCTTTATCATCGCTGCTGATATTGCGCAAATAGAGCTGCGCAGCGTGCCGTCTGATCTTGTTTACCCTGTTTTTACTATCCTTAGGAATGACCTCTTCAAATTGTTTAAAGCAAGCATCCAAAGGCTTTTTAACATCAATTAAAATTTCCATTTTAACTCCTTTTCAAAATGTTTGATAATAAGAGTATACCACTTAATTATCAATATGTCAATACTTATATTAAATATTTTATGATAAAGCGTAATAGAGTGCTTTGCGCCAACCTATACCCTTGTGTCCTGCAAGCCCTGTACCCGAAGCTGTTTTAGAGAATAACCACCACCGCTCCTCCGGTCTTAAAGCAAGCCATTTCTTGCATATAGTTTCGCATTGTTCCAGCTCCGCCTGCTCCGCAGCCCAGGCTAATACACAAAGCTCTTTACCTAAAAAAGGATCAAGGTATATTTTCCCCACTGTCCATGCGCCTGCAGCCTGCTTGTTATCCCGCAGGCGCTTGTTAAAATCCCGCCTGGCATCATCCCTTATTTTTACCCATAGATGATAGGATAGTTCAACCCGTTTGACCTCATTACCAGTGTACCCATAATCCTCATAAATGAGCACCTTTCTTTTCCTATCAAACGGGATAGAAACGTAAAATTTATGTAATCCTTGTGCTTTAGGCGCTCCATAATTATTATCCATATCAACCCTCCACTATAAATAATATAATAGATAAACGTTAAATAGTCAAGCAAAAAGAAAATTTCCACTTGTGCTATGTTATATTTTCTCATAGAGAAGTTGAAATTTGCCTTTCTCATAAATGCATTAACATAATAGGGTATATAACGTTAAACAATCAAGCAAATTGAAATTTTCCGCTTCTCCCCTCCCTGTCACTACTGTCACTATCCCCGACATTACTTCCGCCTAACACACACAACCTTTTAATTCCTTATAGCATAAGGAATTAAAACCCCTATATAGGTGATCTAATGACGGTCATGAACACTATGCCAGCCAACTTAATTCTGGATAAGAAGTGTTAGGTGTTAGGTGGCTTAGCCACTATACCTCTTCTCCTAAATAGTAATGATTCCTATTATCATTTATTTGTTAGGTGTTATGTTATCTTTTTGTATACTTTTATATTCTATAATTGCTATTATATGTATTTTTTGTAAAATTTATTTCAGCTTAAATTCATAATTCATCTAATGACACCCATTCACCAACCGGGTGTCATGTCTGTCAAGTCTGTCATTAATATTTCTAAAAAGTTATTTTAATTCCATATACTACAAGGAATTAAAACCATGTTGATGTTAGGTTAAAGTAATGACAAACGTCATGACAACCCTGTCACTATTGACATTATCATAATAGGCAAATACCATGCCAAACGCGCTATTATTATAGTATATAATTAAAATATATTTATATAATATTAAATAATACTTGCAATCCTTTTTATAATGTTGTATATTAGTAAAAGAGGGTAGCGCAAGGCGCAAATAAACCCTCTACCGTTGGAGGTGAATTATGATAGAAATATACAAAAACAAGTTTATTACAGTGGAAACAAAAGGATATAGGGATAGATTTATTACAGCAAAAACAATATATAATATTGAATATAAGCTTAGCACAATGAGCTTTATTGCAAAAGTCTCTTTTGATAATAGAGAAAAAGCAGTGGGTTTTATGTATAACGCACTTAGTTTTCCCATTAACGAGGCCAATCATGAATTAGACACCCGCCCAGAAAGCACCTATATATCCGGGGATACTACAATAGGAACAACAAAAGAAATTTGTCTTTCCCTTAACGATGTTAAATCCATAAATGCATATCTATCTTTATTGCCTAAAGATGAAGATATGGATCAATATAAGACTGAACTATCGAAGCATTTAGAACAACACCCCTTAACCGATGATATTAAACAGATCGTTGATTGGCAAATTGCTAAATGTGATTTGGCTAATTTCCTTAAATATGGACATAAAAACGGACATCAGGCAGCCCTGCAGGCTGGTGTGGAAGTACCCAATCCGGATAAAAGCGCCGCAGATGCAATCAGAGATTTAATAAGACGATCTCTTTATTATTGTAAACCAACAATAAATGAGTTATTTATTGCTCCGCAAGTTTAAGTAAATTACACGTTGGAGCGGACTACGTAACCGCTCCAACGGTTCACCCTGCCGGTGTATAATGTTCTATCCGGCAGGGTTCTTTTGAAAGGGGTTTAAATGGATGTTGCTATATTTCTTTCTCTGATAGTCCTACCGGTAATAATTATAGCTTCTTTTTCCTTATATGGAATTGCACATAAGGGGATAAAGTGGAATGTTATAGGAGTATTTTTATTTATTATAGCTATAATAATAGCCTTTATAGTATTAAAGCTATTTGGTGCTATTTGATGCTGCAGGGTTCTTTTGAAAGGAGACTTATTTGTTAGATAATCAACCACACTTCTACAACACAACAGAAGGCTTATTAGTATTAGGTGAAAAGTTAGGTAATAAAATAATAAACATTAGAGCAACAGCAGAGCGCCTTAAAGACGGTTCATTTAGTTGTATAGTTGGTGGATGTTATTATAAAAATGTTCCTTCTAAAGAATTAGCTGTTGATTATATAAGGAAGACTTTAAATATAGGAGAAATGTTATGGTAATTCTACCAACGGCAATTGATTTTAAACGTAGAAGAGTGGAATCTTCTGAAAATATTAAAAATTTTTTGAAAGAGCTTAATTCATTAGATGCAAAAGAGAATAAACTTGAATTATGTATCCCTTTTACACCGGATGAGCTATCCTACATTAAAGCGCGTGGGTATAGTATAGCCTGGAGCAGCCCTTGTAAATGGTGGGTAGTGTCATTCTAATGATAACTACTAAATACAATAATTTAGAAGAAAAACAGATTAATATATTTCATAATCTTTTTTCAATCTTTAATGAAAAGCTTTTTAATAATGAATTAAAGAAACCTATTATCTTAATTGATTATAATGTTAAAAAGGCTACGGGATACGCATCAAACAAACGTTTAATTGATAATGAAACAAAACAAGAAAACTCAGTTCTCGGTCTTAATCCTGATTTTTTTGATGACAGATTAGAGTTGTTACAAACATTAGCACATGAAATGTGCCATTTATGGGAGTATCAGCAACCGGGATATAACAGCAACAATAACAGACATACAAAGCTCTGGGCGGATAAAATGGAATCAATTGGCTTAATGCCGTCAAGCACAGGAAAAATTGGTGGAAAAAGAACAGGTTCAAAAGTGCTTGATTATATAATAGACTATAGCCCTTTTGCTATGGAAGCTCAAAGTATATTAGATAATAATCGGGAAATAGCCTATTTATTAGGTAAACTGATTAAAGCTAAAGAATCAAGGATAAATAAGACTTATAAATATGTCTGCCCTTTATGCAAGTGCACCCTACGGGGAAAATCCGGGCTTGATATTATTTGTGGAGTCTGTATGGAGACTATGGATGAAGTGGTTAAAACTAATGCGTAAATAGCTCTCTTTTCTCTTGACTCTATGCATTAAATAGACTATATTGTATGTATAAGGTAAGCATTAAGTGCAAATAAATACCTTGTAAAGAGGGGAAGGTAATGATGAAGCGTATTGAAACGGAAAATGATAGAAATAATGCAAGATGCGGAGTAAAGGTGTGCTCTCCATCAAGTAAATGTTGGGGGTGCCCTATAGCGGATGAGATAGAAAAAGAAAACGCTTTAACCGATGAAGCGGAATTTCAAAACTTTATAGCTGAGGAGTTTCCGCAAGATTTTGATTGACTTAATGGGTGATTATCATGATGACATCTGCCCTATCTGTGGGAAACAGATAGAAGAGGTGGGTGATAGATATACTGAGTTAGGTTCTATTATGTGTAAACTTTGTCAAAATGCATTAGAGTTAATAGAAGAAAATGATTAAACATTTTAATAATAATAAAGGAGAAATTATGGCTATTGAAAACACAAGCAACCACCCCGGGTTTATACCCGCATTTGGAGGAGATTCCTCTGTGATTGAATCACAGGAAAGAGCTGGTCAGCAAGAGTTAGTAAACTCTTCACAGTTACCAAAAAGAGGGATTGAAGAGGCTTGTAAAGAGATAACAGTAATAGGGGATTCAAAGGAAGATGCTTTATTTGTTGATGTTAAACTACCTAAAGGATGGAAAATTATTGAGGACAATCCGCCTTATTGGTCTGCCTTAATTGATGAAAAGGAGAAAGTAAGAGCAAAAATATTTTATAAAGCTGCCTTTTATGATAGGAGAGCATTTATAAAGTTTATGCTTATATATTAAAATACTTATCATTTATGCTTGACTCTTAATGTTAAATACCTTATATTATATGTATAAGGTTAATGAACGAAGAGTTCATAAATAAAAACCTTAAAGGAGCACAGAATGGTACAAATAACAATCTATGACAAAGAAAACAGAATAATTGACACAATAAAAACAACTGCTGCGGAATTAAAACTTACAGTTAACTTAATAATGTCCTGGTATTTTAAAGGAGAACAGAATGGTACATTATAAAAGCAGAGTAACAGAAACAAACGGGAACGCAGAAAACGGAATCCGTGGATCAAGAATCACTGTTTATGGAAAAGACGGGGAAGTAATTGACCGTTTTTCCATACCGGTAAGAGGTGCAAGATATTATTGCGCTAAATACCCTAATGGTGTGTATGGCAAACGTTGCACCGAAGCGGTTAATAAAATGAAAGCACAGCTTGAGAAGGTAGAACAAAATAGCTAATTGTTCTCCTTTCTCCTTTAATCATGCCCAGGGAAACCTGGGCTTGTAATGTAGCCGATGCCGGTCACAAGCCCGGATAAATTCAGAGTGAAAGGGGTTTAATATGTATAACGTTTATGACCATATCAACAAATATGCGGAGGATAATGAACTCCACCGTCAAACTATGATTGATGATGCCAGGAAAAACTTTCCGGAAATTTCGTATAAAGAAATTTCTGATATAGTCGATGTTGTTATAGAAAATTCTTGTGAATGATATATATGCTTGCCGACCTTTAACAAGGCGCATAGGAAGAAACGAGGCAAGGGCTTTTATGCTAAACTACAATAAAGGGGATATGTTAATAAATGAATTAGAGGAAATTATCATAATAAGGGATGTTTCTGTTTATGGTGTTTACTATCAATCTTTTGGTGATGATCAGACGCATTTTTTGATATTTTCAGCACTGGAAGGCTATAATTTTATTGAAAAAGAATTGGCGGTTAAAAAGCTAAAGATAAAGCTGTCTAAAAAAACAGTCAATGATTGTCTTTGCCTTGCTGCTGCTTTTGTAAGAATTGTTGATATGGCCGCAGAGGATAGGGCAGTTTGTGCTGTTAATTTAGCGGATGGTGTGTCTACCGTAAATAATTTAATCAGCTGGTTTAAAACAGAGGAGTAATCATGGACAAAGTCTTAATAACGGTAGAAGCGCTGAAAGAGATTGAAATATTTCTTTCAGCGCTTGAAAGGACAAAGACAGAGTTGCAGAAATTCACAGCTAAAGAGGGGAATGGGCGCTTTGTCCATAAATTAAATGGAATAAGTGCAAAATTATTTATGGGGATCAATGCCATTCGCTCATGGATAAAGATAGGAACAAAGGGGGAATAATATGGATAAGTTAGATGTTCTTAAAAAAGAGTTCGGTGGCACAATAACGGAAATAGATAATCAGAGACAGTACCAATTAACAGACGGAAAAAATCTGCTGCTTGTTAGTTTTGTGCATGAATGTCTTAAAGTTATTTATAGGGATAAATCCGGAGATGAAGAAATGCACTTATTTAAACATTTTTTGAGTGTAGAGGGCTTTATCAAATTAAAAGGCTTTAAAGGAGTAATTTAATCATGGATAATATTTTTTATGAGCTTAAAGCAGATTTCGGTGGTGATGTCTTTGTTTATGGGGACTATTCTCAATATAGGTTAAAAACTGATGAAATGTTAATCACTGTGGATATAGCTATTGCAAGAAACCCACAAACAGACATTATCGGTGATATGTTTAAGGTTGTTTGTAATAGTTTTTGCGGTTTATATCATGAAACATGTATACTACAAAAATTATCCTCTGTTAAAGATTGTCTTAAAAGACATATTGAAAAAGTTTTTTCTTTAAGCTATAATAAACAAGCTTTAATTGATGTTCTGTTAGAATCTACTAAAGATATTAAAAAAGAGCTTAAAGGATGTCTAACAAATAACAAAAGTAAAAAGTTAAATGGTATTGATACGAATCTTTTTACCTTACATAAAAATGAAAAAGTTACTCTGGTTAAATCTGAAAAGTTTGTAGTGGCTTGTCTTTATGATTTTAATGATACTGGTCACCCCATATGGGCTTTAGAAGAACATGATAACTATGATAGTGCTTTAGAATCATATAACAAACAACATAACTGCTATCATGCTATAAGGCTTTTTAAGGTAATGAAAGAAGGAGAATAGACTATGCAATTTATAGAAGGAAACGAAAAAATTGTTCAGATACTAAAAACACTTTTGCTTGATGCGGAAAGTGAATGGAGTAAGTATGAAGGTACTAACAAAGAAGCTCTTAAGCTATTTTATATAGTGTTAGGGATTAAAGGTGTAATAATGTGTTTACAAAGCCTTACTGACTGGATACTTTTAAGTTATAATGATGAGCTTATATTAGAAAATAAGAATATTATTAAATTGCTTAATGCACTTTTGCTTGATGCGGAAAGCGAATGTATTAAATATTGTAGGGATAAGCAAGATAGCGCGGTTAACAAAGAGGCTTTTAAGCTGGGATATATACAATCTGGTATTAACACTCTAATAAACAGCATAGAGCGAAAAACTCAAGATAATATGCACAGTCTAATTAAAAAAGTAACAGGTGAAGACTACCAGGAAGACTTTATAAATTACTTTCATAGCATTTATTGTATACCAGAATGCGGCTGTGAGTGTAACGAGCATTATATTGAAGGTGCTGACTTAAAAGATATTTTAGGTTGTTGTATCGTTAAACATAGTGAAAAAGAAGCTATTGATATAATCAACACTGTTATTGATAATGTTGATAAGGAGTATTATTGGGAGGGGGCTATAGGCTGGAAAAAGATTGAGTATTTAGGTTAATAGCATGGATGACAAAATATTTAAAGAGCTTCTGGAAATATTAGAGGAAAACTCTGAAACACATATCATATATAAAGAAAAGAACTCATTAGGCAAAGAAGTATACTATCGCTTTTTACAAAACAGACAAAATATTATGGCTACTATTATAACCACAAATACTTTAGATAAAGAAAAAACCTTTAACTTTATAAAATATGAATCAAGAACAGTAGTTAGAATATCCGCTTTGAAGTGGGCTTTTAATATAGAAGAAAAGGAGCTTTAACATGGATGATATAACAGCAAATGAATTAAAGAAACTTTTGGAAGATGCGGATAATGCATATACAGCTTATAAAGGTTATGAAGTGATTGGTGATCCATATGAAGATGATAATTCTCCTTGCAAGTTTAAATATAGCTATGTTAAATCTGGCATAGAGCATATATTAAAAAATCATTTTGATAAAACAGAGGGGCGGTAGTATGTATGTTGTTAGTATAGACAAATATCCACCAATAAAGATGTCCTTTATTGAAGCGCGGGAGGTTCTTTTATTAAGAGGATACAACAATAAGAAATTTACACCTAACTACTTATCATCATTAAATAAGTTAATTTTTAATGGTGTAACTATTAACATTATTAAAGGGAAAAAATATGTTTGACTATATAAGAGAATTTGTAGGAGAGGAAAGGAAGGGTATAATATCTAAACTTGTAACAGATATAGAGACACTTTATGAATTACATAAAGATATGAGTCTTTTATATGGTGTTTATTTAGGCGAATTAAAAGTGCTTACCGGGAATGTCATTGATTTTAATAGAGCTTTGTCAAATGTGCTGAATCCCGCTATGTTTGAAGTATTTGGTGAAGCATTTCTTAAAATAAAGATAGGTAATATAAAATAAAAGGAAGTGTAAAATGTCCGATTATATAAAGGAATTTATAACAAAAGTAAACGATAAGAAAAATGAAGATATTATTTTTAATAAACTTGTTAAAGAAATAAGGAAGCTTAATAAGGTGTTAAATAATATGACTTTAGTCTATGGTGTTTATTTAGGTGAAGCAAGAGTAACGGCGTTAAATAAATATATGTTTAGTGATATTATTGATAATGTAGTAAACCCCGCTTTTTATATAGTATTCAGTGAAAGCTTTTTGGATATATGTATTGGTGCAATTAAAGAGAGGTGATAGTATGTATGAATTTTTAGAAACATATTTTTTAAATAATGGGGGTAAGGAACAAGCTATGACTATTCTTAAAGAAAAAATAAGCTCTTTATATAAAGAAAATAACAATATAGCAATTGTTTATGGATTTATTATGGGATTAACCAGAGCGCGTATAGTCTATGACGGGAACTATTTAACGTTCATTAAAGATTTTTTAAATCCTGCTATGTTTGAAGTGTTTGGTGAAGAGTTTTTAAAGATAAGAATAGAGGGGTAAGTATGGAAAAAATAATAAACGATCAAAGGGAAAAAGATATAAGAAAAGTGTGCAAAGCGCTGTTGTACTTTCATTTTGTATGTGTTACTCCGGAGCAGGATGAGTGGGTACATTGCAGGTATTGCAAAAGTAGCGGAGTAATGGCAAAGAATTTCAGATTTCTCCATAGAGGGGAGCAGCGAGCAGCAGCAAAAAGAATTAAGCATGATATATACTGCCCCGTACTTATTGCAAAAGATTTACTAACATAGAGATATAATGGAAAAGATAAATGAAAAATTAGACATAATAAAGCAGGCTTTAGCAAAGGTTAGATACTTTAGTAATGATTATGGAATATCCTTTTGTGGTGTAGCTGTAGTTAGTGAAAAAATAAAGGCCGCGGAAAATGCTATTGTCTTTCTTGAATCATTACCACATAACAATATATTGATAATAAAAGAACACATAAAAACAATAAAAGAAGCTTTAAACGCTATTATGTTTAGAGTTAATGACTATGGAATGAAAAAGTATAAATGGAAAGCAGTAAAAGATAAAATAACCGCTGCAGAGGGTGCTCTTGCTTCTCTTCCCGGATGTTATGCGAATGTGTAAGCAAAATTTATGCCAGCAAGCCGGGAACAAAGTTTATTTTGGTTTTTAATTTTAAATAATAATTGTAAAATACTTTACAATTTATAATTATTGTGTATACTGTAAATATGGAGCATGTGAAATGGAAAAAGGAAAAAAGATGCATATACTGTCTATTTCCATTGATATTGTGTGTATTGTGTTTATTTGTATTGGTGCAACAAGTGCATTCACAGGATCAAACAAAGAACAAACTACAAAGCTTGAACAATCAATCGATGATAATTATAAACGAATTGAAACTAATTTATCAGGAATTGCAGAACAAATTGACGTTATCCAATCAACAACTAACAAACTACAAAATATTATTAAAGAATTACAGCGACAAACTACAGAGCTTGAATCAGGCTTTGACGATATACAAAAATTCTATCGGGATATTGGAACAGGACTACAAACAACTATTGACAAATTACAACAGCTTGAAAAGCTTAATAGAGAAACTGGAAAAGAAATTGAAAAACTATGATAAAGAAAAAATTATCACATCAAGTATTAGCGCTATTATAGCGTTGATAGTTGGTTATATTGTAGGCTATTTAGTAAAACAGCTTACAATATAAACTATAAAAAAGGAATATAATCATGAGTTTATTATTCTTGACATTATTTTTAGGATTATTTATTGATTACTTTGTGTGATTAGGTGCAGGCGCTGCCTGCCCTTATTCCCTTTAAAGGAGCTTATAATGAGTGATACGGAAATACAGAGCAAAAAACAACTTGCTCTTTTAACTAATGAAATGATTGATAATGTTATTTCAACCTCGGATGAAGATATACTGAAAGAGGTTAAAGAGGACTATGGCAGCTCTGATTATGAAGCTAACAAAATGCGTGAAATAATAGCAAAGATGAAAATATTCGCAGCTATTGCGAATAAAAGGATTTAGCATGGATGAACTATTTAATGTAAAGAATTTAAAGCAAATTAAATATGAACACGGTGGCAGCAGAATATATCTTGAATCTAATCATAAAAGAATTTTGCTATGTGATACCTTTAGCTACTTTGATACTTTTAGTAATTCAACAGAGGATAACAATAATCAGCGTGAGGAAATAAGGGAAGTCATATTTAATGCTATTAAAGAATATTTAGGGAAGTAAAGGTAAATAATGCAAACAATAAGAGAAATAGCGCAGAATGTTGTGAGAATGGAAGATGTCCAGCCCGGTTACCCTAATTGGCAAAGAATACAGGAATTAAAGAAAAAAAACATAAAACCCGCTTCCGGAATGATGAAAGGTGTTACATGGTGTAACAGGTTTGTTGATAGAGTTGCAACTCTTGCAGGATATGACACATACCCTATGCTTGATGATAAGTATCATCATATAGGCTACACAAACGCAAATACTTGTTATAATCAATTATGTAAGGCGGTAGAAAATGGAACAATCCCGGTGGATGTTACTGCTGCGGTAGCACAAAGTTTAGCTAATATGAATATATTAGTTATAATGGCAGCACCTGGTAGATATCACGGTCATGTTGCTATTGTAATTAATGATAGAGTACCATATGATGAAAAGTTAGGTGTAAAGATCATACAGGCCGGTGGGCTTAATGGGGAGTTCTATGCAAATAAAATATTTATTGCACCTTTTATTTATCCGGAAAGAATAAGATATTTCTTATTGAATAGGATAAAGAGCCTAAAAGAATGACTTATTACGAATTACGCAATCATTTTACAACTTATCATTTAGGCTATATAACAAAGAAAGGGCTTGTTATTATAATAAATAAATGGCAAGAGGAAGGAGCTAAAATAAAATGACTAAAAATATAATGATTGACCTTGAGACTATGGGAACTAATTCATTCACACCTATCATTTCAATAGGCGCTGTATATTTCGATGAATATGGTATTGGTGAAAAGTTTTATACTAAAGTCTCATTAGACTCTTGCTTAAATTGCGGTATGAAAATTGATGCTGACTCTGTTATATGGTGGCTGCAGCAATCCGATGAAGCAAGAAAAGAGTTTAAATATAATTCTCAAGATAGGTGCATTCAAGATGCTTTAGCTATGTTTAAAGATTTTTATAAAGAGGATTCTTATGTCTGGGGTAATGGTGCGGATTTTGATATTGTAATATTGGCTAATGCATATAAAAGAGTTAATCTTCCTGTTCCCTGGAAATTTTATCATGTTTGTTGTTTTAGAACGATTAGAACGCTTTTTCCGGATATAGAGGCACAAGATTGTTCCGATTTGATTGCACATAACGCTTTACATGATGCTATAAATCAAGCAGCTTATGCTATTGAAGTTTTAAGGCTTTTAAAAAGAGTAGGTAATGAATGAGTGTTAGAATAAGCAATTCTTTGATATCTGCGGTTGATTGGTATTTAACAGCACCAAACACAGCACATAATAAAAAAGAGGGTGAAACCTGGAAATCAGATGCTTTAAACCAATTAAAGTCACTTATATTTAAGATGCCATTTATTGAATCGGAAGAGATGAAACATGGCCTTGTATTTGAAGAATTCCTTTATAAATGCGCTTTAAATAATAAACGCGGAAAAACAGAGCTTTTTAATAAAGTGCTTAATAATATAATAGGTGCACAGTATCAAAAGTGGATGAAGCAATTACGGTTTGGAGTTACTTATGATATGAAAGGTTATAATATTGTAATGTCGGGAAAGATAGACGTTTTAAAAGAAGATAAAATCATAGACATTAAAACAACTAACAGTTTTAATAAAGATAAATATACAAATAGCTGGCAGCATATAATTTATTGCATAGGTACTGGTCTGTTAAACTTTGAATATCATGTGATTACATGGGGTAAGTACCCTACAATAAAGAGTTATGACATAGTGCCTTTTAATTGTAATAAGGATGACTTATACTATATTTATAAGCCTATGTTGGAAAAGAAAATTGAAGAATGTTTAGCTGTTATTGACCAGTTAGGCTATCTAAAAGAATATTTATCCGGATTCTATTGTATTTAAAAGGGGTTGCAATGGCAAATAAACAAGAGCGTATTTTCAGGGGACATAAATTTTTTACTGAAATAATTCATAATGAGGATGATAATAAGGATTATGAGTGCATGACAGTAGCGGATTTTGCAAAGGCAACAGGAAAACACGTTTCACAAGTACACTTATACATGAGAAAATTTCCTAATATTACACCTTTAAAAGTAATAAGAATTATAAATAAGCCTTTTATACCTGTTAGTGAGCTGTGTGACTTTGTATTTACTACTAACAGCATAATGACTTATCGCTATAACGCGGCAGGGGAAAAAGTTTTTACAGATAAAGGAATTGAAAAAATTGTTGAATAAAATAGTTCCTTTACCCCGACAATATCAATATGATGCCTTTAATTATTTACAGTTAAAAAGATCTGCTGCTTTAGCTATGGAGCAGGGATTAGGTAAAACAAAAGTTTGTTTAATGTATGCGGAATATCTATACAATTTAGGTGTAACGGATAGGATTCTTGTTATATGTCCTAATAGTTTAAAGTATCAGTGGGTAGAGGATGAACCAAATACTCACCTGATAAATGATTTTAAAGGTATGTTCTGGGACAACTTCGTGACTAAAAAGAGAAAAAAGGAGTTTGATTGTTTCCTGTTGTATAAAGGCTTAAAGATATTTAGCGTTAACTACGAAGCATTTAGCAGTAATAGAGTTGATAAATATATCATTCAATATTTAAAAGATAAGGAAGCGCTTATAGTATGCGATGAAAGCACAGAGATTAAAAATCCAAAGGCTTTAAGAACAATAAAAATATTAAGTAGATTCATAAAAAGAAAATATAAAGTAATTTTATCCGGTACTTTATTAAATAATAGTCCTTTTGACCTATGGCCTCAATATGAATTTCTATATCCTAACTTTTGGGGTATGGATTATTCTATGTTTATATATCATCATGCTATGATGATCAAAAAAACTCACCCGGTAACTAATGCAGTGAAAAATGCTGTAATGACTGAATTTGATTTTAATATAATAAAGAGTAGGCTTAATAAGATTATAAAAGATAAAGGAAGATTAACAGAGAAAGACTTTGAATATTTATCAGATATTCTATTTGTTAGGGAAAAAGATTTAATATCTATCCATGCTATGGGTAAGTTTACGCCATATAAAAACCTAACAGAGCTGCGTAATAAGATGTCAAAGGTTACGTTTTACTGTAAAAAAGAAGGTAACCTTGAACTACCGGAAAAGATTTATAATAAGCTGGAATGTGAATTAAACGCAGAGCAGAAACGACTAATAAAAGAGCTTAAAAGTGACTTAATGACTCAATATGAAGATAAGACACTTACTTTAAAGAGTGTTATATGTTTGTTGTTAAGACAGCAAATGATAACTGGTGGATTATTCCCTTATGAAGATATTATCTTTGATTCCGATGGATACCCTATTGATAGCATAAAGGGTACAAACTATATTGATAATGTGGAGAAGTTTAATCTGTTTGAGGAATATATCGCCAGCGTAGGTGATGGTGATACGGTTATTGTATGGGCTATCTTTAAGTATGAGCTTTTGAAGTTGCATGAAATACTTTTAGATAATGGTAAAAGTGCTTATCTTTATTATGGTGATACTCCGCATAATGAAAGACAAGAAATAATTGAAAACTTTAGACAGGGTAAAGCGCAGTATCTTGTAATAAATCCTGCTGTTGGTAAGTTTGGCCTTAATCTTCAAATTGCTAATCGTCAATTATTTTATAGTAACAGCTGGAAAGCAGATAACAGATTACAGGCGGAAGACCGTTCTCATAGGTTAGGACAAAAAAGAGCGGTTATATACACTGATGTTATTTGTCGTAACTCTGTTGATGAAAAGATTTTAAAAGCTCTAAAAAATAAAACAGATTTAATAAATTATTTAAGAAGTAATCCGAAGGAGTTTTAAATGAGCAATATATTTGATAAGTATACTAAAGATCAAACTATTGAAAATAAAGATTTACAAGATTTACAGTTTTTACTTAATAGGTTAAAAGACTGTGAACATAAGCTAAAAGTGCATGAGGAAAATGGAAAGTTTTTACAGAATGACCTTGAGCATATAAAAAGGAAAGCTATCCCGGAATTGTTTAACAAGATTGGTTTACAAAAAATAAACCTAACAACAGGGCAGCAGATTGAGGTAAAGAATGTTTTATATACGTCTATTGCTAAAGAAAAGGTCAAACAGTTATATAAAGAGCTTATATCTTTATACGGAATTGAATGTGAAGATTTGTTTAAAACGGAGCTTGTAATAAATGACGCTCCGGCATTCGCTAAACAGCTGTTTATTGATAGTAAGATTCCCTACGATGAAGAAAAGACAATTCACTGGAAAACGTTAAACGCTTTTTGTAAAAAGCTTTTAGAGCAAGGTAAAAAAATACCAGACAGTGTTACGGTGTTTCAATATAAAGAAGCGGAGATAAAAGAATAAAGGGGAGTATATGGTATTAAGATTTGAATTAACAGATAATGATTTAAGGGAAATGGTTTATAAGCGCATAATTCATCAATTCGGTTTACCGGATGAATGCTTTAAAAAAGATGAAATTTTATTTATTTTGTCTAATGAGGCAGGGGAATCTTTCAGCACAATAAGCGCTGTTGTTAGGTGCTCATTAGATAAAGATAAAGATAAAGATAAAGGTAAGAATAATAATCTTATGAAAATACTTACAAAAGATGACTCTGAATAATATTAGAGTATAAATATAAATATTAAGATAAGGAGTTTAAAAACAGTATGGAAGAGAAAGATTTAATCATACCGGGTAAAGAAGTGCTTGACTTATTTAACAAGCATAAAAAAGAATCAAGCGGTTTTGAAGGATTAACGCAAGATGCATTTAAAATGCCGTTCATCAAGATTCTTGAGGATTTATCTCCGGAGGTCAAGCATGGTGCTTTCCGCGTTGAAGGTGCACGGCCTGGAATGTTTTTTAATACGGCAACTCATGAGATATCAGAAAAGATTCAGGTTATTGTATTAAAAGTAAAACACTCATTGCTTGCCTGGGCACCTAAACGCGCGGGATTTAGAGGGGAGTTTGAAATAAGCCAGGAAAAGTCTATTGTTGTAAGTACAGAAAAAAATGGTTTTATTAAATATGATAAAGATAATAACCTAATACAGGATACATTAACATTCTTTTTATTAAATGCGAATGATATGCAGGCGCTGGCGGCTATGCCATTAGCAGTAACGCGCTTTAAAGACGGTCAAGCATTTAACAGCCGTTTGTTGTATTTAAAGTGCAATGGTGAATATGTTGGTGTAACCTGGGCGGCTGTATGGGAATTAGGGCTGGTGGAAAAAACAAATGACCAGGGCACTTGGAATATACTCGGGAATACCCCGGAGTTTATCCGTTTTGTAACAGAGGATGAAATAAACAAATTTATTCTGCCCGCTTTAGAAGGTATTAAAGACAGGGTGGTCAATTATAATGATTTAAGCCAGGAATCCGAAGGAGCTGGTGAAACAGAAAAAGAAGAATGGTAGAATTGTTGTTTTAATTATTGTTTATTTTCTTTTATTACGCGCGCGATTAATCGCGCGCTATTTATAACTAATTAAGGGCAGCTATGACACTTAATGATGACACTATCAATATGTTTATGACTTTGTTTGATGGTAATAAAGATTTTTACGGGGAGTATATAGCAGGTGAAAAGAATACAGAAGGAAAAGAAAAGGGAGCTTGTTCTACTATAAAACAACCGGTGACCTTTGAACTATATAAAG